GGGCCCTAAAAGCCCTCTCCGTGAACGTTCTACGTTTGCCTTGCCCTCTAAGACTACAACTTTCTGTGAAGGTGATCTCCATGCCAGCTCGAAGCCGCTCTAGGACCATTAAGGGTCAGACGGGTGCGCATTATACGTACCCATCGAACTCTAACATTGTTACTCAAGAGATTCTAACCGAATCAATTGACGACACTGTTGGACCTGGTAACGGTTTTCCGCTGAAAATAGAGCGATACACTTTCGGTAACGAAGCCGCATGCCCCAAACTTCACGGGGTGTACGTCAACGCCCAGAAGCGCAATGGACGGTTTGAGAATTACCCCGTAGGGTTCTTCTATAGGCCGAACAATGTCTCTGGTACCGGAAATGGTTACAATCATCAGACAGTTGGTGGAGTGCCCAGCACCGCGAATGCAGCGACCGAGATCGCAGCCATGACTAATCCGTCACGGCCGCTTATCGATCTACCTGTATTCCTCGGGGAGCTCAAGGATCTTCCTGATCTCCTCTTTAAGCGGTCCAAAGATATTGGCAATGACATCTCCAGAGGGAGACTCAGCGCCGAATTCGGATGGAAACCGCTTATTGGTGACTTAGTGCGCCTGCTTGAATTTAAGCAGGAGTTTAACAAGCGTGTCAAAGAGATAGGCTCGCTACGCACTTCCGGACTCCGCAGGAAGCGTAAAGTCTTCAGTGGCTCGTCTGTCCCACTCCAGAAGGAAATGGGATACATCTACTCTCGTGATGGGGTAGGCCTTCAAGCCTCCCAGACGTTAATTACCACTGTGACTGTTACTGGATTCGTTAAGTGGGTGCCTGATGTGGCCCCGCCTAAGTTCCTTGGAATGTGGGATCCTAGTCCTGAGATTCAGAGCCTCATGGCTCTACTCGGGGTGACGGATACCATCATAGATGCTTCCACGATTTGGGAACTAATCCCCTTTTCGTGGTTAGTGGACTGGTGTTCAAACGCAGGCGACTATCTCGCCGCCTACCGGAACACTGTGGGTGCCCATATTGAGGAGATCCTCATAATGAAGCACACACAGACGGAAAGTGTTTCACTTATCCGTCCGGACACAAGCACTGTTAGCCAATTCGTCCATACAAATTGCCTCTCGCACTCGCGAGTGGTTTCCCTGCATGAAACGAAGGAGCGAACTCCTGCTTCTCTTAGTCTTGCAACCCACATGCCGTTTCTAAATACACGGCAAGTAACGATCCTATCTGACTTAGTTCGCAGCAGCCGAAGGTGGGGCAGGATGCCCCGCTATAGGTAGCAGATGGGGTCTAACCCATCTCTGCTGCATACTTGATAGGAATCATGCAAATGGCATTTCCCGACACTATCACTATCACTATCAACACTGTTGCCAAGACCCTTAACAAGGTCAAGGATGGAGATTACGGTAGCGAATACCGTCTCCGCAACGCGAACGTGGAATTGTTCCGAGTTTTGATCAAGAACTCCTCCTATGTCGATAAGTCGACTAAGGTGGCGTACGATCGTCACTCATTCGAGCTGACGCACACTGTTTTTGCAGTGGCGCCGGCCGTGAACGATACCATCCGCAAGTCGTACCTCGTGCTGGAAAACCAGCAGGTCGATACGATTGTTGATCCTGTGAAGTTCGCCACTGGGATGATCGGCTTCCTCACGGAAGCTAACCTTACCAAACTGGTGAATTTCGAGTCGTAACCCCCTCTCCGGGGGCGTAGACCTTTAGTGACAAGCCGGGGCCTGGATTAGAACTCTCCAAGGAGAACCTATGAAAAGCCTTGTATCCAACTTGCATGAAGTGGCAGTAGGCATCCTGACGGATGCTCAACTGGCATACCCGCTACTTTATCGTGAGTTCGAGCGTGACAAACGTTCGTTCTCTCGGTATTCTATCGAGCGTGGTCTGGGTTTCTTTACCCTTGACCTTCCTGCTCTCGAAAGTCAGCTAGTCGCTGGCCTTGAGAGTGGACGCCTTAGCCTGACAGGGCCCTTTTCTTCTAGGGTCTCTGCTAGGATCCAGTCGCCGAAACTTTGTCGGGGACTATGGTTGCGCGTATTCGATAGAAGTGGCTTCTTGGTTACGGATCCAGACCCCACCGCCATTGACTTTCTCAGGAATATCTTTACCCTGGGTAAGAAGGTGGTGACCTCTTGCACGGCCGCTAGAAATGCGGCCGCGATAAAGGAATTTGTGGATGTGGAGAATAGTTTGCCGGCTCCTAGCCTTCGCTGGGAGTCCGACGATCTCTTCGATTGGGCTGATGTGCGGGGGGTTAGTTTTGCTAATTACCCTAGCAGCATGCAGTACGGTCCCTCCAGCAGCACCCTCGATCTCTTTGACAGAGATACAAGGGAGTTGTCTGAAGAAGACTCCAATCTCCTTGAACGGCTCGATTCAATATGTCGAGACGTATCAGCCGCAATCGGCCTGTACGACCCAGTAGCTTTCGAGCTATCTAGGGCCGCTAATGGCCGTGCAGCGGGTACCAAGAATGGACCTGGTGCAGTGTCTGACCTTAAACGAGGTGAGGAGAAATTCTCGTTTCGGAACTGGCCGGACAAACTCCAGAATGTGTTCCCTATTGATTTCTTCGGGCATCGCCCGGAGGAGCAGGGGAATCATTTTGTCAACCAAGAGCACGCCTCAAGACTGATCGCAGTACCTAAGACGGCAAAGACGCCACGGCTAATAGCCAGTGAGCCATCTTACCATCAATGGTGCCAACAATCAGTCCGTGCTTTCTTGGAGGATGCAATTGACCGTACGGGACTTGACGATTTCATATCGTTTAAGAACCAGGGCGCTTCGCATCCATTGGTTGAACTGGGGTCCCTCGACGGATCTCTCGCTACAGTGGATCTATCCTCTGCCAGCGATCGTCTGTCGTGTCGAGTGATTGAGCGTATGTTTAGGTCGAACCTTTCGGTCCTGCACGCGCTTCATGCTACTCGTACTCGTGTCATCGGTCCTTCGGAAAGGGTCGATATCGAACCTACGCTTCTGCGCAAGTTCAGCACGATGGGTTCTGCTCTCACGTTCCCGATTCAGTCGCTATTCTTCCTATGTGTCGCTCTGGCATCATTGCCTGGACGGCCTCGGTTGAAGTCGCAGCATCGTCGGTATCGTGGCAGGGTTCGCGTCTACGGAGATGATATTATTATCCCCGTGGACGGGTATGATCGTCTAGTTCGTCTACTCACTTTGCTCGACTTAAAAGTCAATCTCTCGAAATCATTTTCGAGAGGAGCATTTCGTGAGTCTTGTGGACTTGACATGTACCGGGGTTACGATGTGACCCCTGTCAAGCCTAGATCGCTAGACGCCACGACGCCAGAGGGGCGCATGTCCATTGTGGAGCTAGCCAACAACCTTTTCCGAAAGGGTATGTGGCAGGCTTCATGGCGGGCATGGGCGTTGCTACCGGAGGCCACTTTACGTGATCTTCCGGTCGTGGGTCCCCACTCTGGCCTTCTCGGACTGGTCTCGTTCTGCGGCTCGAATGCAGACGGCTTAAAGCGCCGTTATAATGCAAACTTGCAGCGGGATGAGGTTCTCATTACTTCGTATACTTCGAAGACTGAGACAACGCGGTCCGACAACACGGACTACACTCTTCAAGCATTGCACTCGCTTAACCAGCGAGGGCGCCTCTTGCCCCTGGATTCCTCCAGGAGTGAGCTTGGACGTGTGGTTAAAGCTGTAACGCGCGAGCGCCGCAGCTGGGAGGTTCTTAGCAGGGTACTGTGTGATACGTCTAACTTGACGGATCGCCGCGTCGTGAGACGCGTGCACGTGTAGTGGCAGGTAATACTTGTCGCTAGTACTGCTAGAGGGCTCGAGATTCACATCTCTTGAAGGC